ATCTTCTATACCATTTTTTGTAAGATATCTACATACATATTTTACGACATTGCCCTGGAAGAATGAAAGATTATTTTTTGAAATAAACTCATACGGTTGAATGTAAAAAGATTTATAATGCTTCCCGCCTATCTGCTTATCTTGTGGAAATGCTTTTTTAAATATATCTGTGTCTGTCATATTATTGGTGCTCCTATGTTATATTGATATTCATAATCTTGATTGGTTATGAACAGGTTTTCTTTTGCTCTTGTTATACCTACAAAGAATGTACGGTGTTCTGGGTCTGCATCTTTCTGCGCTGAGTCATATATAATTCTTTCTAAATCAGTAAACAAAACAACGTTATCGCATTCCTCACCTTTTACACTATGTATCGTAGATAATTTTATTCTAGCAGGTTTCATAAGATCATCACCACTATTTAGAATTGTTTTAATGTAGGCCTTACTTGTCTCTGGAAATCTTAATATCTCCCAGCTTCCCGCTGCTCGCAACCCGTAGTCAGCTCTTAGTCCCTCTATGTTAATCGATGTAATAGAGTCTAGCGTCTTGTTGCTTGCGTATCCTCTTACTAGGTGTCCGTCTTTAACCGTAAGATAATCCCATAAATCTTTTAGCTCTTCTTTGTTTACAGATGCTCCTTGGTTTAATCTTGTCCAGACTCTGTATGCACTTACCATTCTTTTAGGTAGTAATTCTTGTTGCTTTGCATCAAATCTTAAATTTAAATCATACATATGGTCTTTTAATGCATTCAACATCTTATTAGTTCTAGTCAATACCATCCAGTTACCTGCAGAAAAATCTATGTCTTGATACATAATATCATTATATATTTCACCTTCCGCATCTCTAGGTTCCCATTTTTTTTCTAAACGTTGTGTCATGTGAGGAAAAATAGATTCAGCTAATTTATGTATCTTTCTAGGTACTCTTCTAGATTTAATTTGAGGATCAAAGTTTCCTTTTAAATTTATAAATATCTTAGGGTCAGCGCCTTGAAAAGTGTATATGGTTTGATCATCATCACCGGCTATAAAGGATCGTTTACATTTAGATTCTATGTAAAAAAACATTTCCCATTGTAATGGACTTAAATCTTGGGCTTCGTCGAGGAAGACAGTATGAATTGGTGGACATTTGTCCTCCTCGACAAACTTGGAAATCATATCAGAATATTCAAACATACCTGTTTGATCTTTGTATGTTATTAAATCTGCTTCTATTTGCTCTGTTAAATATATATCAGTGCTGTAATGTAATTCTAGTTCAAGTGCAGCTTCGGATAAAGGTATTCTTTTATTTTTTGCGTACTCAATAATTTTCATATGATTATTTTTATATTGAGGATAACCAGACTCATTGATGTAACTTTCAAAAGATAGATCAGAACAATAACTGGAGAAGTTTTTAAAACCTTTCCACTTATCTCCTTTTAATAAATGTGTCGCTGTGTTGTATTTTAATTCTCTACTACCAAAAGCATGCATAGTGCTTACAATTACTTTATCATTTGTAATTCTTTTCTTTGCCTCATCAGCTGCAGCATTACTAAATGCAATATATGCAATCATGCTAGGCTCTGTTTGTTTTAATTCAATATCTAGGTAGTGCATAAGTCTATGCGTTTTTCCTGTACCTGGAGGACCAGGTATAATTGTTCTATGCAAACTGTGGCTCTTTCATCTTATCTTTTCTTACAATAGGTTTATTTACTTCTTGTTGATCCACCATATAGAATCTAACTGTTTTGTTATTAATCTTACCTGTTATTTCTTTTGCATTAAATTGGTTCTCCAACATTCTTGCTGTTTTATTTTTTGGATAATTTTTATCTGGCCATGATTTAGTTCGTAGTAAATATTTCCAGAAGTCTTTAAATTTAAAATTACTTACACCATTTTCTGTGTAAGAAAGTCCTCTTAATACATCTACCCAGCCTTTACCTGGTATCTTTGTAGTATAATCTGTAAGTATTTCTTTCAACTGTACATCAATCTTTGTAGACTCTGGGGCTTCAATAGGTATTGTTTCTTTTAGTAATTTGTTTAATACCTTTCTCCATATGTGCTTGCCTATTGGTGGCATAGCTTGATTGATTTGTTCTAAACATTTTAATGAAAACTTATCTGGTTCATGTAATTCTGCTGACTCTACTTCAACTTGTTCATCACCTATGGTTACATAAAATAACGGAGGATCAGAATCATACTTTTGTATTTCTTTTATCTCTACTCCAGGTACATCATCACCTACACCATATTCTTGTAGTACACATTTTTTAGCATTACAAAAAGATGCGATAGGTTCGTCTTTACATTTGTATTGATAGTCTTTACCATCGATAGATTTAATTACACCATCTATTTCACTTTTATCCATAGGTGGTTTGCAATACTCATCGTTATATTTAAATATTTTTATTTGCCAATCTGTGTATCTTTTTTTACAATACACACCAAAATTATAAATGGCATTGTTACGTTGGCCATTGGGTATACCTTGTTTAGCAAGTGCCACCAAACATGGTGGAGCACCTTTTAATAAGTCCTCTACTTTTTTAGATTTCTTATCTACAATCTCTAACTTTTCTAAATCAGTTAATGCTATTTTATCGTAGGCATCAAAGAATTCTTGAAGAGTCATTGCTGTGCCATTTTCGTTAACAGCATATCTCACTGTCATTTCTTTGTTATGATAAGGAAGATTTAAAAAACTACCTGTACCTCCTCTTGTCATATCAACCTGGTTTTGCTTTGGAAATATCTCAGCTCTAGAATAACCTAGTATAGCTGCCATATCATTTAACTTACTTCTAAATAATGCTGCAGGTAAAAATTCTTTTGAAAATAAAAATACATGTGCTCCACCTGATTTAGATCTACACACAATTAATGGAAAATTATTTTCTTTTATTTTTTCAATCAATGCTTTGTGGTCAAAGCCATTGTATAAATCAATATCAATACATGCCCATCTGCATTTATTTTGCTCATTGATAGGTATAATACCTAAAGCAGGATCTTTACCTTCAAGATGTTCTTCAAACATCTTTATTGTAGGAGGTTGTTTAATAATAAAAGATTTAGTTTTATGCTTACCTCTATCATCAAACTCATCTGTCTTTCTAGTTTGACCGTAGGCACTAAACGATCCGCCAAATATATCTATAAATTTATCTAATTCTGTCATGTCCACCAAAAAAATGGGCGGCATTGCTGCCGCCCAAAGAACTGTTAGCTTCTGTTAGCAAAGCTATTGTAGAACTTCTTAGCACGTTCATACATATTAGCATCTTCTAACATTCCAACTTTTTCAATACTAAAGCCATACCACTGATTACCTTTTCCTGTATTTAATACAGAAGATAATTTATAAATGTGACTGAATGATGGTGGAGTGTAAGGACCATTTTTACCGTCTAAACTAATAGACTTCATCATGGAGTTCCACTTCCTACTAATTTTACCTTGAGATGAACTCATAGATATCATAGCAGTTTCAGATCCCTTATCACCTGCGATAATCACAAAGTGTTGTCCTACAGTTAATATGTAGTTACCATTTTGTAATCTGTCTTTTCCATCAGGTCCTTTGGTAGTCTTTTCAAGAATATCCGAAGAGTCAGGATAAATCATTTCAGGTCTACCTGAACCTGTTCCATAATCTGCCCACTCTTGGTATTCTAACTTATAGTAACATGGAATAGTGTGTATTCCTTTGTCACCATTGTATAACTGTTTCGTAACAGTATTTAAGAACATACCAGGTTCTGCACCTTCAACATAATTTTGATTACGTTTCTGTGCTTCTGCTGATCCGTTCTGTAGTAATTTTAAGATTGGTGGAGCCAGACTGTCTGTCTTCACATTCTCAAAACCTAATTGCGCATCTGCTTCGAATAACGAAGCTGAAGGCAAGTTTTCTTTTTTAGTTGCTACTTGTTTCGCGTCACTCATTTCTCGTTTCTCCTATTGTTATCGTCTTGTTATTTTAGTTTGGTTACCCTCAAACGGTTTAAAAAGGTCAGCAGGAACGTCTTGTCCAGATTCAAGTCGTTCCCTAACCAATGCTTTGAGTGTCATCGGGTTTACTCCAATCTTCTGGATAGGTTCAAACCCACTGCCTCGTGCAAGTTCAGCATATGATGCTGCCTTGTTATCTTCGCCACGACCAAAGGTAACGGTAATATCATTTTTAATAATATCACCTAGACCGTTGTTACGAAGCCATGTAAAAGCTGCTTCCTGTTGATCTTTAGGAATAGATGCACCGTAAACTTTTTTGATTTCTACGGCCTCTCCATCTTTCAGCTTTAATTTTGTAATTTGCATTTCATCCATCATCTTTGGAATTTCAACGCAAGAAATTGCTCTTGTTTTTTCTTTAAGTTTTTTTAAAGACTCCTCTGCATTTGCAACTTCATCTTCTAAATCTTTTAAATCTAATATTTTATCTGATAGTTTTTTAGCAG